ATATCCGGAATATACCTGAGCAAGTGGTGTCAGTACCTTCCTATCATTTCCATAATCCAAATAGAATCCAAGCGAATTGGTTACATTCTCCAAATCTTCACAACTCTGATCGATAATTGCTTCTGTGATCTGATTAAGCTGCTCGTTCTGATCATACGGTATATATTCTGCATTGATCTGTTCATATACATCCTTATCTCGAACATATTCCTTTTCGATTACCTTATCGTACAGCTCAAACATTTCCGGATAGGAAGCATTGAGCGTCTTCTTTATCTCACGTTCGATATCCTCTGAAGAATGTCCCAGGATCCGTAACCGATTAATCTGCCAATCTGCAGTACTGGTAATTTCACCAGTCTTAACGATTCTCCTAACAATGTCTTGCATGATTCGTTCTTCCAGATCCTGATATCTGGCGGCAATCTTACTGGCCATCTTATTCTTGTAATCATCTCGCATCTTACTCCATCACCTGATTCTGTTCCGGGATTTTTGACTTTGCGGTCGCTTCGTCCTCGTTGTACCATTTCATGCGATATTCAACCAGACTCATAACACCCATACTTACGTCTTGCCTGTCCTGCTGCCTTTCTGATTCTTCATCTGCCAAGATTGAATCATTGAACTCGCAAGTAAATTCCACACCAGACATATAAAAACCATTGTAGAAAGCCAGCGCATTTACGAATCCATTTAAACATTCTTCAAGCTTCTCCTGTATTGCAGTAACACGATTGTATTTTCTGGTCTTTGATGCAAGCACTTCCGTGGCTGTCTTATCCACTTCCTGTGCGTCAGACAGATCTCCGTAAGCAAGACCAACATTGAACTCAATCCCTCGTTTGTATTCTTCTAATCCTCTTCGAAATGCTTCATCCCTCATTGCAGGAGAATATTCTTTGTAAAGTTCTTTATCCTTACCATCTTCAAGGTTCATCCCTTTGTAAAGACGTTTTTTCAGCCTTGGCAGGTAAGTCTTACCGCCTTTACTCTTTAATGCTCTCTGATCCACGTGAATCGCACGTTCTCCAGAATCATATTCCCAGTCAAGACGTGCTGCCTGCACATCAGCTTTCTTTATCAATCCTTTTGCCGACTCATATATTGATACGCCACATGAAGAACTATCCACCTTATTCTCAATTGGATTCTGATAATATCCAAAATCCATTTCTGTCATACCGGTATAAACAATTGGCCCAGGTTGAATATTTGCCCATTCTGCGACTGCTTCCAGGCTGCATCTCTGCCCGATATCACTTCGGCTCTGCGAATTATAACATTTATTTTCAATGGTCAGACTCCCATTTGTGAAATAATGTCTCTCTACCCTGGTATAATAATCATTTTCGCCAACACACTTTACAACCAGAAAAGCAATATCGTTCGGAACTCCATTATCATCAAAACTAATCGGAATGAATTTATCTGCAGCAACATACTCAGCCTTGTCTGAACCGAGCGGTCGGAGAACCATTGCTCCAAGGGCAAGACCGGTCTGCAGCTTCTTGTTCATATCAGATAGACTTTTCTGGAGAACTTTATCCATATTATCATGATTCAGGATCTTGGCTTCCATCTCTACCAAGACAGAATCTGCAAACTCACGGCAGATGCCCTCTTCCAATTTCAAGGATTCTACTGTATCGTCACACCATTCTGCATTCCCGACCAGCATTCTTTTCCATTCATTGATGGCATCGATCATGGCCTGTGACAGTGCCACATCTTTACCAATTATATTTTTTAATGTCGTGTAATTAAACATGCTCACTATCCTTCCCCATAGTCTTTTTAATCCATCAAACATCTTCCACCTCTTCTATCAGATCTCGCATATCCCGTTCAATTGTATACTCAAATGCATCTAGGCTATCAATATCGGTGCTACCATCATCCAGACGCTCATCTTTATCTTTCACGTCTTTATTCCATACCGCATCCGAAAGCGCTGTCTGCAGGGACTTGCAATCCTCTGTAATCCAGAACCTTCCAGCTCCCATCAATCGGATCGTACAGCGAATCCGATCAATGATAGATGCTTTCTTCGCTTTTCTTACAATCATCCAAGGGAATCTCTTTTCCACTGCATTTCGGATGGAATTACCGAGCACTGTCTCCGCATTATCGTAGTAAACGGATTCCACATTACAGTACTCTACATAATCGCCTTGTTTTTTGATCACACTGTATTTATCAATTACCTCTTGAACAAAATCGCAGAACAGCTGATCCAGCATATTGCTGTCTATGTCTTTTTCCTGGTCTTTTGCCATGACTCGCTTAGACATAATCCCTATTACGTCTCTGTAATCGTCTGTATATCCTCTGGCTACAAAAGAATGACCGGACTGATTTCCTCCGAAGTCAAGTCCGATCTCTATCGATACAATATCATTTTTCCGGAATTGTTTATGTTCCGGATTGTCTGCAGGTCCTTCCAGTACTTCACACCGGAACTTCTCCGGATTGTCTGCAAATCGTTTATAAATTGCTCCTTCTGCTCTCTTCCATAACCCAAGAATCAGACGATCGTAATAAATTGTACCTTCATACTCTTTGCACAACTGCTCAACAAATTCCTGTGGAAGAAACGGATTATCAAAGATTGTGTATCTCTGCAAATAGATATCCAGTTCGTCATTATCCAGAAACTCTTTCAACCAGTGTGTTGGATGTTCTGGGTTACAAGCTCCATCAAAGCACGAATAAGGCTTATCAAGTCGTGATTTCAACATCTGAAACACTTCTTTGTTCCATTTCGCAATCTCGTCACCGTAACAATATTTGATGCTGGCTCCCTGTATCTTCGCTACCTGGCTGACTTTCTCTGCTCCCAGGCAATACACTTCTTCACCGCAAATCATTGCCACATTTCGGTTATTAATCTGCCCGATCAGTTCCTCTGTATAAATCTCACGCATTGGCTGCAGTACGTTTCGTTCAATCGATTCCTTAGACACACCAAGGATAACATTTAGTCCCGGCTTGCCAGTCCTCTCTCGAATACGGAATGGAATCACAAAAGCTGTATCCACATAAGACTTTCCGGAACGAACTGCCCCGGACTTAATGTTCCATCTATGAGTTGCGTTCACAATATATTCATTCTGTTTCTTGCTTAAACGCATTGTCCCGCACCTCTTTTAATATCTGATCCAGACGATCAAGCGCATCGTTATTCTCATTTTCGCCTGTGATAGATTCTTTTCTCGCTTTGATCAGCTCTGTTTCAGCTTTCTTATTCTCCAGATCTTCCTCTGCTCTGTTGCTCTGTCCGGAATACTGCGCTACAAACTTCGCAGCCTGTGTATCTCCGTCTAATGCAGCCTTAATCTGAGCCATAAGAAGAGCCGATTCCAAAGTACACTCAACTCCGAGTGACTCTAAAATCGGCTTCCATTCTTCGTTATCTATTTCTGCAGTAAGCAGCAGGTTCAACGTCTTCTGGAAGTTCGCCTTCCTGCGTCTTGCTTTTCCACTTGCTTTCCCTGCTATTTTTGCTAACTCCCGGCGTTCCTCCGGAGTTCGATTGTTATTTGCGTCTCTTATGTTTTCATAGCCTGCCACTTCACCACCTTCAATTCTGGTTTATTTTTATATTAGAAAAGCACCCCGGAGGGTGCCTTATATCTTTTTTTAACTTCTTATAACACTCTGAAATACTAATACTAATTCATAGCAAATTATTGTTAATAAACAAGCTATAATCATATTTATTATATAAAATATAATTGCATTCTTAGTTTTATCAAAAATTTGATTTTCATCAATTATCATGCTTGCAAATTTAAACAAAACTGATAGCCATGTAATAAATGATACCATAATAAATATGATTGCTGCACATGCATTCCACATCACATCACTCTTCACTTTCTTCATCACTTTTTGCAAACTCTTCATTGGATTCAAATTTTAAACTCTCATTCAATTCGTCAATAATCTTCAAATCCCCTAATACTTTATCCATATCGACTCCTGTATCCTTCGACATCTGAATAACTTCCATCGCAGTCTTATAGTTTTCAAGTTGTTTTCCTTTTAATTCCTCTTTTTTTATTTCAACGTCTACATCTATCGTTCTGTATTCTTCAATCGTATTAATTACTCCTCCGGTTAATCCCGGGAACTCAAATCCAAACCCGCTTCCCCCAAAAACTAATAAAAAAATACCAATCAATGGGCGATATGATTTTTTTACTGTTTCGTATCCCTTTTTTAATGCTACAGTAAGTTTTCCAGGAGAATTTAAGTTGATTGTCACCGTTACTAAATCCTCATCTGCTATATCACAAAACAATTCTGTCACACCATACATAAGCTTTGATAATTCCCGCGCTTTTATAGGATCTTTCTTTGCAATATTTAAAGAATACATCATATCACCTTTATATGTGTAACAATTATAAATACAATTCAATATATCAACGTCATACTCATTCATATCGCTAAGTCCATGATATGATGACATGCCCTTTAAAACTTTATATCCAAGTCTTCTAGAAGATATTGTCAAAATTTTTGTCATCTTGCGCCGTTTACAATATGGACATTTAACTTTTCCTATTTCTGCTTCTTTATTTTCAATTTTTTTATCTGCTATAAGCTCTTTTATATAATCATAATCTTCCTCATAGTATTCCCCTAAAATGCCAATTGTAACTTCTGTACTTTTTGCATTCGGAATAAGAACATAATCACCTGATTTTACCGTTTCAATAAACTTGATACATTTATTTACCGCAACACCAGGTCTTTTATCTCCATATCTTTCTTTTATATCATCTTTCAAGATTTTTATATTTTTATCATCAAAGGAAGTATTTTGAGTAATATAATTCCACCCTAATGCTACATATCCTTCATCAATAAATTCTTCATAGAAATAACCCGACATAGTACGGACCAACCAAAAATTTGTATCTTCCGGAATATCCGGAATTTCAAATTCTTTCAGATACTGTCCCATCTCGATTAATGTAACTTCATTCATTCTGTTTCCTCCAACTTATCTAACCCTATTTCTATAATATCCCATTTTTCGACATTACGCAACGAAAAAGACACCCGCGTTGCCAGGTGTCTTCTCTTGGTTGTGTTAGGTTGGGGGGAACTGATCGAAGGACTATCATATGTCTTTTCATCATGTCCAGCATAATAATAACATAGCAAAATTATTAACGTCATTAGTCTTGCAAATTTTCTTTAATTATTTGTGCTATTCGCCCCTGAGTGCAATTCAAGCATATTCCTGCATCTTTCTGCGTCATCCCATCCAAGAATACCATTTCAAATATATCCTTGGTCGTTCCATCAGGCATTGCGGCTATGTACTTCTCTACTTTCTCGTTCTCCCGGATCAGCTGATCTTTTCTCTTCTCCTTCTCATAGATCCGCATCTTCAATGCAGTTGCTGCCTTTGGCTCTTCCACTCTAACCTGTACATGCTCCTCGATGTAAGGGAAATCATCCGAACTCTTTGTAACCTTCCCCGATACAACCGGTACTGCGTCCAGTCTTTCCTGAAGCTTGGCTATGATCCCGTCCAGATTCTCAATATCTCGCTTATTCTTCTTGTATTTATTTAACTGCTCTCTGTTCATTATACTCCCGCCTTACTCTTTCCTGAATCCCTTTAATCAGCACTTCTCCATCCATATCACTGTACGTCTCAATGCCTTTACGAAAAAACAGCTCGCATTCATTTTTGGTATGAAGCGCATTCGTATCCTTTGGGTGTCGTCTTAGCCTGATCAATGCCCGCCGGTAATCATCCGCTGCCAGCTTTACAACTGCTGCTTTTAAGTTTTCATAGCACTCGACATATTCACTCATCGCCGGTCACCTCTTTTATGTCTACTCCCATCTTCCGCAAGTAATCCTCCACCGAATAACTCTGATAAGCTGGTGTATGGAATCTCTCACTTGCCTTCGCATCATGGCTCTCCTCCAACCCTTTGTAATGCTTCTGACTATCCAGCTTTATCTGTCTTCTGTCTCTTCCTCTGTTCAATCATTCCTCAACTCCTTCGTCGTTTTGTTTTCTCTTCCAGATTTTCACTATATCCTTAAGCTGTACGCTTTTATCCCGTCTTGTTCCTCCGGTACTGTAATGGAATCCTGTATCTGTAATCTTTGTGATCCGGCAGCAACCATTCCCGCCACCACTGGTATATCGAATCGATATTTCATCATCAACTTTTAATTCCTCGCCCGTTTCCTCACAAACGATTTTCTTTTCAACCTTATAGTTCATCTGCCTTATCTCCTTATCGCATATCCTTTTTAATTGCTCATCCGCACTTGCTCCTACAACACATAAACTCCATACTACAAAGAGTGTACAGATGACAACGATGAATATTATTATTTTCATTGTTCCCTTCGCTTACCTCCTAAAAATTATAATTAATCCAATCGCCATAAGTAATATCTTGATCACAGCTATGATCCTGTCTCTTATGATTCAGTCATCTTCTTCCCTGTATGGCTCCGGCAATGGCGTCCATGCATTGACAAATATTCCATAGCTTGAATATGGTTTTTCATCATCTCCCGGATAGAATGTACCGCCTTCATCATTTTCTTCATATCTTGCGATATCCGGCATTGATGCATTCTCGAATGATACCAATATGTAACTTTCATCCTCCGGCAATCTCTCACTTATCGGAATCCATTTGCTGAGGACATTTGTGTCCTTAGCATCTTCCCTGTCCTCATACATCGCCAGTCTATCTACCAACTCCTGTTTCTTATTCGGGGACCAGTACCCTCGCTTTATACCGTTCTCTCTTTTATGTGTTAATCTTTCCATGATCTATTCCTCCGTATCTTTTATCTTCATTCGTGCATCTTTTGACACTTCCCTGATCACACTTACCAACATATCTTTCGCAAGGTCTGATTGATATTTTTCGTTTATCGCATCCGCTTCTCGTGTCATTGCTTCGCACTCCGCATCATCCAATCTTCTTGCACCATATTTTCGATACAGCTCCCAGACATCCACAAACAGATTGTATACTTCACGAAATGCCATTGTTTTTATCTTCATCACAATTCCTCTATCCTGATATAAATTCCTGGCTGATCCGCCCAGAACTTCTCAGTTATTTCCGATGCCACCAACGCATCATCCTTCCAGAATCCAACCTTGGTCATGCAATCCTTTAACATCTTCTGCAGATTATCTGTATCCGGCTTTGTAATCCTGTACTCTCCGTTTTCATGATTCTGCTTTGGAAAGCACCACTTCGTGATCAGCCTTACTCCTGTTTTGTACGGTTCCACGATCCGATGCTTGTACAGGTTACCAATCAATTTTTCTTTTGCTGCTTTCAGTTCCGGTGGATCATAAAATACCGGCCTGCCATTCACAACCGTAACCTTATGCTCCTGATGTGTAATTGTAGGCGGCTCCATCACCATAAAAAACTCTGTCATTTATTTCGCTTCACCTCTTTAAAGTTTTAAATTTCTTTTTTTCATCCCTGAACCCTGGTTTGTGCTGGGTGGGCTCCCGCCTGTGTGTGGGGGCGTACTTCAATCGCCCCACACTTTAAAGGGGGTGCCCGCACATTCCCATTCCCGATATGTATATATATACGTAGTATATATAGGTGCCGGGAGGGAATGTTCCCACTACCTGAAAATCAGAAAATAGGAAGAAAATCGGGAAACTTCCCACTACCTTATTTTTTAGAAACTGGGAATGTTCCCACTACCTAAAAATTTATGGTAACGGGATAATCCTTTTTGTCTCTTTATCTGTCGTATATCCATACTTTTTTAATGAGTTCCACAATGTTTTTTCTGCCGGATATTTCTCTCCAACAGCTTCTGAATTACTCTTGATCTGCTCGTATAACTCTTTCACAGTCGGGTATGTATCATGATGTTCAAACCGGAAACTTTCAATCGCCATGTCTACTTTTGCCTGTTTATTCTTTCTCTGGACCTCGCCCTGTTTCTTACGAGCTTCCTGTCCTTTTTTCCAGTTTGGCTTCTCATCTTCCGGCTGCACATCATCCAGTGCTCCTGACTGATCCGTGTGATGTATCGGATAATCGAACCACAGATTGACCGGTTTGAACTTCGGAAACTCTCTTAAAGTTCCATCAATACGCCATGCTGTCTTCGTGTTCGTTGTGATTAAGTTTGTATCTATCTGCTTCTGCAGTTCTCGCATCTGCATAGGCGATAAGTGTTCCCTGCAGTAATTCATCATCTGCACCTGACTGCATAAATCATCCTGAGATAAATCATCTTCCCATCCAAAATGGCTATCTAAATACGTCTGACAGGTCGCACATACTGTTTTATTCTGTTCCTGTTTGCGAAGATCGTCTGTAACATCCAGTTCAATTAAATCAAGCATGGCATCCGGATCTCTGGCGAATACTCCGGATCCTGATGCACGGTCCATGGACCTCTTGCCTCCCTGACTTCCTTTGCTGTGGTGATGACAATAAATAACTGCACATCCCAGCTCATTGCATACTTTATCAAACTGATTACAGAAGTTTGCCATCTGATCAGCACTGTTCTCATCACCGGTAATGACCTTGTAAATCGGATCTATGATGATCGCCATATAGTTCTTCTTTGCAGCACGTCTGATCAGCTTCGGTGCGAGCTTATCCATTGGTATTGATTTACCTCTCAGGTTCCAAATATCTATATTAGAAAGGTTCTTTGCAGACCAGCCTAATGCCTCGTATACATCTTTAAATCTATGTAAGCACGACGCTCTATCCAGCTCCAGATTCACGTATAATACACGTCCCTGACTACAGTTCCAGCCGAACCATTTTCGTCCCTCTGCAATGGCAATACACAGCTCTATCAGCGCAAATGATTTACCCGCTTTAGACGGTCCGGCAATCAGCATCTTATGTCCCTGTCTCAGCACATTCTCAATGAGTGGTGGAGCAAGTGCTGGAAGATCATCCCAAACACTTTCCAGCGATTCTGTATCCGGCAAGTCATCATTCATGGATTCAATCCATTCATACCATTCCTGCCAACTGGATTTTCCAATATTGGTGTCGATAATATACTGTTTCTTACCGGCTCGCATTACTCCTGGAAGTCTCGAAAGACGTGATGGATTCTTATTCTGAGTATCTATAATCAATCCATTTTTCTTACAAATGTTATATAAGTACTCCACACGTTTTCGATATTCATTATAGTCGGCAGCTTCCACATGAACGATAGCATGCAAGCTTTTCTTTCCGGAAAATACCAGACATGCAACCGGAAGCTCTAGTTCCCGGATAATCGCATGCTGTTGTTCCAAATCCATGGCATCAGACTCGACCAATGCATAACGGAATTCTGTCACATTTTCATTTTTACATCCATTTCCATCTAATGGATTAAAGCGGATCCACGCTCCCGCCTCTTGATTATAGTCACCAAGAACAGCGCCTATGTCGCCATTGCAATGGTTTAAAGCTTCTATCAGTTGTCCGGCAGTACGGTCCCAACAGCCCTTCTGTGGTAACCAGCGTGTTCCTTTATCATCTGTCTTCTCCCAGCTTCCCGTTACATATCCGACATTTTCTCCTGGATCAAACAGTGTTTCCAAATACCGGGTAATCTCATTTACTGGGTCCCAGTTTCTAGGTTCATGTATTTCTTTACCTTCTACCCATGACCGATCTACCACAAGACATTCTGCACTGATCTCATCATCCCAGCCAAGCTCATATGCTGTATATGAAGGCTTCCAGCCATGCTCCATGGCTAACTGAACAATTGTACCGGCAGTAACCGGAGAATTAGAGCCATGGAAAGTATTCCACTTTTTCTCACATTCTCCTGAATGATACCGCCGGTCATTTTTACTCCATGTATCCCATACATCTACAGAATAGCCTTCATGTTTTAATGCCATTCCCACATTCACCCAATCCTGGTAATCAAGCTCAGCCGGATTCAAATATTCAATTATTTCCTGTAAGTCTGTATGCTGTTCCATATTTATCCTCTATATTCTGCCGGAATGATACCACTTGGCACCCTCCAACCATTGCCAGCGATTCGGTCAATCATATTTTTTGCTGTTTCAAATTGCCAGGTACCCACATGCTGGAACCCTCTGCTTTCTAAAAAACGTATCTGTTTCGGAGTTGTTAATCCCTCTCTTCTACGTTTATCTAAACGATCCAGAATCTTGGATGCTTTCCCGGCATTTTCAATTGCATCCGGAAGAATCCCTAACTTTTCAAGTGTCTTTTTTTGACCATCTGACGGTGGAGCCATCTCCCATCCAAATGCAGGCACGTATCCGGAAAGATCTTCTGCCTGAATACTCATTTCAAACTGCAGCGGATCTACCAGCCTTTTCTTGCGTCTCTTCATCTCAGAAAGCTGCTTAGCCAATGCCTCTTCTCTCTGCGCTACTACATCCTCGGATGCTGTCTTTTCCGCCTCTTCAATATCAATTACACATCCTGCATCCTTTTCCATGTTTTCTGTCATTTTCTGTGCCACCTCTGCACTCTCACAGATTAACGATGCTGGATGGCATAACTCATGCCGTTCTGTGTGCCACAGGAAGTCTAATAACAAAAGATGATCTTTATTTGTCTCTGGTGATAATCTGGTTCCTCGTCCCACCATCTGACAATACAAGCTTCTGACTTTTGTCGGTCTTAGTACCACGATGCAATCCACACTCGGACAATCCCAACCTTCCGTAAGCAGCATCGAATTGCAGAGTACATTGTACTGATCCTTATCAAATGCCTCTAAGATCTCTGCACGGTCCTTACTATCTCCATTTACTTCCGCAGCTTTAAACCCATGATTGTTTAATATATCCCGGAATTTCTGACTGGTCTTCACAAGTGGAAGAAACACAACCGTCTTCTTATTGCTGCAGTACTTTTCCATTTCTTCAGCAATGCTCTCCAGATATGGATCCAATGCTGTTGCAATATCACCGCTCTTGAAGTCACCGGCCTGTACTCCCACTGCAGACATATCAATCTTAAGTGGTATCGTTACTGCTTTAATGGGAGACAGATAACCTTCTTTGATTGCTTTTGGCAAAGTATACTCATAAGCCAGACTTTCAAATACCGTGCCAAGATTCTGCATATCTCCACGATCCGGTGTAGCAGTTACACCAAGGACTTCCGCATCCGGAAAATGTCTCAATACTTTCTGGTAACTGTCTGAAATACAATGATGTGCTTCATCAATAATGATCGTATTGAAATAATCATTTGGAAACTGGTTCAATCTTTTCTCCCGCATCATGCTCTGCACGGATCCTACCACAATCCGGAACCAGCTCCCCAGACATGTCTGCTCTGCTTTTTCGGTTGCGCAGCCAAGTCCTGTAGACTTACCAATTTTATCTGCAGCCTGATCCAGCAGTTCGCCTCTATGTGCCAGTATCAGGACGCGGCTTCCTCCCTTAACACATTCTTCTGCAACCTTTGCAAAGACAATTGTTTTTCCGCATCCCGTTGGCAACACCAGCAGCGTTTTCTTGATGCCGTTCTCCCATTCAGAGAAAATAGCATCCTTCGCCTGCTGCTGATATGGTCGGAGCTCCATTTAAAATGATCCTGCCTTATATTCTTTTTTTGCTTTTGGGAGGAATTTCTTCACATGATTATATTTCTTATTTGGATCCTTACGGTCCGCATGCTGTTCAATGATTGCACGGCCTGTTGCTCTTGGAACAATATTCCAATTCATCTTTACTTTTCCATTCACTTCTTCTGCTCCAATAGATAAGAAGAATTCTGCAAGTTTCCACTGCATACGATCATACAATAAAAGGCTTTCATTCATCAGACACACGCCTTCCGGAGTTTCCACTTTCACTTTTAATTCTGCTCTTGGGCATGCCGGTGCCTTATCACTTCCTTCAAAACGTCCACGTTCAAAGCTTTCGATTGTGAAATCATATTCACCTTCCGGAAGGAGCACATAATCGGCTCCTTTCTCAATTTCATCATCCCAGCCTAACTCTCTTCCTTTTAATTCTTCACTCATATATCTATACCTCCTGTTTATTTATCAAACGGAATATCATAATGACTCCGCATTGTTTTGATTACATCTAATACCTGCGGCCATGCTCCGATCAGGCAGCCATCAATAAATTCCTGTGGAAGATTCTGGAACGGCGTTCCTTTTGGAAAGAACCCTCTCTGATATACCGCTTCCATAATCTCTTCTTCCGAAACCAGATTTGGATACATCAGATCTCTTAATGCTTTTGGAATATAATCTGCAATGTGGAATACGGAATCTTCCACTTTCTTTCCCGTTGATTTAAGCGGTTCTTCAACCTTGGCGCCCGTATCGAAATCAACTTTTTCATCTGTATCCTTTGGAATATTCATAAAATCATTATCTTTTACTGGTGGTTTCTGAATTTCAATCGACTTTTCTTCTTTAGGAGCCGGCACAGATTTCTTTGTTCCTTCGATAATCTCTGCAATCACAGAATAATCAAATTCACATTCTTCTGGTAATCCGAAACGGTTCTTTGCATCCCAGCACGGATGATGCTGGGTGTACATGGTACGCTTACCGCCCTGTCCTTTATGTTTCTTACCGTCTTTCCCTACCGCTACAGAAAATGTCTTGTAATTTGCAAAAAGCAGCATATCCGCCCATTCCTTAACCAGTGGAGAAGTCTGGGACTGTGTCTTTTTTCCAAGCTTTAATTCCCAACGGTCATAAGCTCCAAGTTCATCCGGCTGTTCGAATTTCCGAAGCTGTGCATGAGCTGTCAGGACCACATTGATGCCAACCTCAATCAGATCCGACAGCTTATTTAAGAACCGTCCGAACTCTTCTTTTGTGTAGACATATCCATTGCCATAGCCAAAATCTTCAATTCCTTTCTTGTTATGAACAGCACAAATATGTTCCACGCAAAGCAATTCTGCCCAGTCAATGGTATCGATTACCAATGTTCTGCACTCATCTGTATGCGTCTTGATATATTCGATTTCATCAAAAAGCATGTTCCAACTGGTAGGACGTGGCAGTCTTGCCACATCCATATCGTTAGTACTTCCTTCTGTATCAATAAACACTGCTCCCGGAAATCTTGCTGCAAATGTCGATTTACCAATACCTTCAGGACCATAAATCACAACTTTTTTCGCTTTCTGAATCTTTCCTTTTGTTATCTCCATTAAAATACACCTGCTTTCCATGTCGGAGCTGTCTGATGTTCCGGATTTGTATTACCAGCTTCTTCGCTTTTGACATATCCATCCTCAATAATGATACTGCATTCGTCTCCGGTGCTGACTCTCGTAGCAATCGCCTGGAGTCCTTCCTGCTCCAACCACTGACCAAACTCATGCAAGGTAGCAAGATCCATCTGCTCCAGCTTGTCCAACAACACAAATCCACACTTTGGATTCAGTTTCCGGACAATCGCTGTGGATACCTTAAGTCTGTCAGAACCGGACATATTATCCCATTGCTGTCCCTTGTACACCAGCTCACCGTCTCTTACAGACAGCTCTGGAAGTGGGAGATCTGCTGCATTTAAAAGATCAGTCTTTTCATCCCTTACTGATTCAATCTTCTTTGTCAGTTCTGTATACTGATCCTGATACGTTCTGGCATCCTCTTCCGCTTTGTCCTTGTCCAGATTTGCTCTGACTTTGCGATTGATCTCTTCGATATTAGCAATACTTTCTTCCAGTTCTGCAGTAGATTCATCCTGTAATTCTTCCACCGTCTTATAAGCAATGGTCATGTCATAATCTACCTGAGTTAACTGTTTTTTATATCTCTTCAACTCTTCTTCCAAAGAATTTACTTTTTCTGCTAAGCGATTTCTTTCTACGTGTAAATCTACTGCCTGATCACGTTTCTTCTGATTTGCTCCGTTTCTTGCAAGAATCTCCTGCTGCTGTTTGATCAGATCTGATGGAGACACCAAATCTTTCGGAGCGTCCGGATAATACGGTTGTTCTTTTGCAAACTTTACTTTTTGATCAGCTGTACGTCCTACATACAATCTTTCATTGTAAAGTTCTTTTTCCTGTTGCTCTAAAGCTGTCAGCTGATCACCTACACCGATAATCTTCAATAATGTCTGCGCTTTTTCTTTTCCGGAGGATTCCATAAACTTCGGAAGATCCAGCGCCAACTGTTCCACGAAATCATTAAGCAGCTGCTGTCCGCCTTTGTTCCCGTTCGGATCTGTTACCTTTAAGCTGCTGTTCTTTCCTTTGCGCTCTACAACCAAACCATTGCTCATAACAATATGTAAATTTGGCGGTATCGTTGATCCGTCTCTGGTTGCATTGGAAGGCTTATATCTATCCCCTCCGAGTGCCCAGGCAATAGAATCCAATACAGAAGTCTTCCCCTGATTGTTATTCCCACCAACGATCGTTAATCCGTTCTTTGTCGGTTCAATCTTTACGGCTTTGATTCTCTTCACATTTTCAATTTCCAACTTATTAATCTTGATACTATCTGCCATCTCTACTCCTCCATTACAGCTTGAACAATTTTTTCGCAAACCACTCCAAGTTCATTAATAAATTGTCCCATCTCTTTTGCCAAAGCCACATGATCCTCTGGTAATGGATCTGAACCATCCAGATGTTTGGCAACTCGGTTCGTGATGCCAGCTGCAACCATAGCATATTTATCAACATCCTCTTCCTTTGCATCTTCCGGAAGTATCTCGAATGCTGCTGCTCCTATATATACACTCAGATCTGATATTGTAATTTCATATTTCTTTTCTTCTGCCATTTGACTAATTCCCTTTCTTCTCATATAATATAGTTGACTAATTTTCTGAGCGCCCGAAGCTTGCCGGCTTATACGGGTGCTCTTCTTGTTTCCACGTCAGATCAAATATCTGTCTTAACTGATCCGGCGTATAGATTTTTGCTGATGGCACCGTCACACAGCTGATCAGGTAGTTTCTCCGCACCTCTACGGTATTTGAACCCTTACTGATCGCATTTAAGTGTTCCTGAATTCTTTCCAGTTCTTTCCGGAATTCATGATCATCCATCAGCCTTGGTATCTCTTGCAATGTCCTCACCCCTTTCACTTTGCAAACAACCAGATAAATAACACTGCATCGAATGCAAGTCCGATTGTTCCGCCAATCAGCAGCTCAAACACCACTTCCCGGACGATTCTCTGCCATTTTGTTCTTGGTCCTCTTCTTTTCATGCTTGTCCTCCCTTCTACCGCCTAAGCGGTTTTCTCAATGGTATAGGTGATTTCCACCTTTTCCTGTTCCTCCAGTAAAGATATCAACACCTCAATGATTTTTTTCATATCCGGTTCCATACTCGCCACCTGCTTTCTATCTCCTTGGTTTATGTTTATGTATCACTGTTTGTACTTGTTGCATCTTAATCTTCAATATGAATCGCACGATCGGCTATTGCAACTGCTCGTATGTACGGTGAAATCTTTCTACCAATAATTCCTGGTAATTCTACAGGGTGCTTCATACACTTTCCGCACGCCGGACAGTAATTTGCTTTTTCTGGAAGTCCCACGAAGCATGCCGGACATAAGCGTTTCTTTTTTCTCGTTTTTTCTAATACTTCTTTTGATGATTCACCTTCTCTTCCATCCGCATTTTTTGTCGTTAATCTTGGAAGTGTACGCACATCCATCTTTAAAGTCAGCTCTGGAAACATCCTTCCCTCTTCGTGCACAAGATTAAAACTGGTGATGCCTCTTAACATCATTCCATCCAAAAATATGTGACCATCTTTAATTTCCAACTGGTGTAAATCTCTATTCATGCTCTTCTCCTCTCTTCTGTTGCATCTTCCTTCAATCTCTCCTATACTCTAAATACAAGCACTGCCATGCTGAGTATTTATGAAAGGAGATTTTTTATGGGACATCAAATTGATTGGAGCGCTACCGCTGCTTGGATTGCTCTGGCCATTTCTATTATCAGTCCTGCAATCACAACCATTCTTACTAACCGCCATCAGCTCAAGCTACGAGAGCTCGATATTCAAGAGAAGCATTCCAGTACATACAATGCCGCTCGAGCCGCAACCATCGAGGATTTTATTTCTAAAGTCGGTAAATGCATTTCACATCCAACTACTAATACCTGTAAAGAATGTGCCGAAAGCTTTTTCCACATATATGCCTATACCCCACAGTCTTTATGGCCGTTTTTAGATGATTTAAATGACAAAATCGAATCTGACGACTTTGCTGGCGCTCATGAACTCTTCAATGGAATTGCTAAGTCATTAGCCTGCTTATTAAAAGGAGAACCGCTAATACTTCCATCAGAATAGTCCATACTATCAGAAGCTTCCAATCCGGGAGCTTCATCTTATATTCAATTACCCCGCATATTATTGCTATGAATGTTACTATCAAAAAGCAAATAACATTTATATTCACTTCTGCTCTCTACTCCCTCCTTTCTTCTGAACCTGTTTCATCCGTTGCAAATAAGTAATCTAATGTTTTGTCTGGAAATGCTTTTCGCTTGATTTCTACACATTCTTTTAATGAAAGTGTACTTTTTCCGTTCATCTTGAATGATAACGTTGTTGGTGTAATTCCCAGAATTTCAGCAAGTTTTACTTGCGTCACTTTATTTCTTGCCATCTCGGCTTCTAAATTCGGAAACACTTTCTCACCTCTTTTCTCGATTTTTCGTGATTGTACTTTAAAGTATATACGAATTTTCGAGAATGTCAACCTGTTTTTCTCGATTTTTTGAGATTTTTATTTTATTTTCGGTGACATTATATTGATTTTTCGAGATTTTAATGCTATTATCAAATCATCAACTGAAGAAAGGAGTTAACTTTACATGAACGAATTAGAATCTAATGTGAAAGCACTCATCATAGATAGATACGGAAGTATGAAAAAATTTTCCGAAAAAATAGATATGCCGTGGACTACCTTAGATAGTATTCTAAAAAGAGGTATTGCCAATTCCAACATAACAAATGTTTTAAAAATCACACGTGAGTTGGGATTAGATTCTGAGAAACTGGTAGATGGTATAATTGTTTTCACACAAGATGAGCCAACTACCCTTGCAGCTCACTTCGATGGTGATGAATACACAGAATCTGAATTAGATGAAATCCGTCAGTTTGCTGAATTCGTAAAGAATAAACGAGTTAAGTAATTTATAGGACAGCTTATCTGATATACTCGAGCGGGAGGTGTTTGTATGAATACATATGAGAAGCTACAGGAAGAAGCCTGCAAAGACGGTATAGATGTTATCGATTATCCTTTTAAAAGCAAAAAAATAAAGGGATTATATTGTGATGGTACCATTGCTATCAAAGACAATATAGATACAACCACGGAAAAAGCCTGCGTTCTGGCAGAAGAACTCGGTCACCACTACACTTCTGTCGGTAATATTATTGACATGGAATATACTGGCAATCGAAAACAAGAGCGCCAGGCACGGCTCTGGGGATACAATCGCAGCATTGGATTATTTGGTCTGATCAGAGCTTACGAACACGGTTGTAAAGATAAATATGAAATTGCAGAGTATCTGGATGTTACAGAAGAATATCTGGAAAACTGCATTAACTGTTACCAGGATAAATACGGGGAATACAAAACTGTAGATAACTACACAATTTATTTTATCCCTAACTTGATGATATTTAAGAAAATATAATAACGATTCATCCAGTATCTCTAACTATAAATACACTGCCCTCTTGATACGATAGTATTTGTATGGCGGAGATATCTGATTGAATAAATAATCTCTGAAAAAAGCGAAACATTTTGGAACAAATAAAACGAAGGGGAAAAACATATGAAAAAGAAATTTGTAGCACTATTACTGGCATCATCTATGGCATTGTCATTATCTGCTTGTGGAGGATCTGGATCTGATTCTTCAAGTTCTAAGTCCGACACGAAAAAAGAAGAAACAGTAAAATCTGATAAAAAAGCTGATGAAGCTACCACTGAAGATTCTTCAGATAAAGCAAATTCATCCGAAAGTGACGCATCTGATCAAGGAAACGATTCTACTTCTTCTACATCAGATACACAAACAGCATCTTCGTTAAATATGGACAAATGTATATCTGATTTAAAAGCGAACTTACCGCTTGATCCAGATTACACCTATGTTCAAGATTATTATATCGGAGTAAAAGATGATACAATAACTATAACTGCAGTTGTTGATGATTCTACTGATCCATCCCTTGCTCTTGATTTTGCTGATACTCTTGTAAGGCAATTGAATTTATATGCGCAAATGCAAGATTCTTCTATAGAATCAAGTTCACAGAACTTTTATGGAGGTCTCTATACTCGCTATAATGCCCTTGTTGGCGTCGCACCAGCCAGTAAAACTAACAGCCAGAAAGATTGGTTTGTCTACGACGGCATATCTGGTGGAAAGGTTATGCTTAAATTAAATAAACAATATAGATAATAATAAAAAATCCCCGGTGTCTACCAAACACCAGGGAAAATCCCGAGTAATATATACGGCGAAGGATTCGCTCGATACAGTACTCCCTCAACAAGAATATTGTATCACAAAAATCCGGCACCGTATAGGTGTTATTTTTGTACCCATTTTTGCGTAACATTAAAGAAGGAAAGGTGATATGATATGACGACTAAAGTTGAACGCTGTGCAATCTATATCCGTGTATCCACTACCGAACAAATGATGCATGGTAAATCATTGGAAGCACAAAAAGAATATCTTACCAATTATGCCAAGGAACACAATATGGCCGTCGTTGGTGTATATGCTGATGAAGGGAAAACCGCCCGTAAAGAGCTCAAAAAGCGGAAGGCTATACATTCTCTGCTGCAAGACGTAGAAGCCGGGAAGATCGATGTTATTATCTTCTGGCGTATCGATAGATGGTTTCGTAATCTATCTGATTTCTATAAGGTGCAGGATATTCTTGACAGTCACAACGTCCGCTGGATCAGTACCAGTGAACCAGGCATTAATATGGAAACCAGAGATGGGAGGCTGCAGCTTAATGTAGTTTTATCCATTGGTCAGAATGAAGTCGATACGACCAGTGAACGTATCAAATTTGTGAATGAAGCATCCATTAGAAACGGTAAGCTGATTTTCGGTGATGCGAACATGGGTTATGGATACAAATCAGGGATAGTCGATGGTCAGAAGCGAATGGTGAAAGATCCCGATCGGGAGCATGTCGTGAATGCCTTTTATGAATATTTCTTTAAACATCAGAATAAGTGCGCTACGCTCAGATACATACAAGAAACCTATGATCCTGATTTCAGTTTCGGAATCATGAGGACGCTTCTTTCCAGCGAATTCTACAAGGGCACCTATCGAGGATTCCCTTACTGCCCTGCATATCTTACTGAAGATGAGTGGAACAAATTACAGAAGATACAAAAACGAAATGTTAAAGCTACGCCTTCCGGCCGCATCTACCTGTTTGCAGGAATGATTCGATGTCCCGTGTGTGGTCAATTGCTATGCGGTACCGGGTGTTCGTCCATCATCAACAGGAAAACCGGTGCCAGAAGAACTTACTGCTATTACCGATGTAACAGAGCTATGATCGATCACATATGTTCTTACAGACACAGATTGAGCCAGAACCTTGTTGAAAATTATTTGCTTGATAACTTAGAGAATGAATACAAGAATTATAAAGTAAAGTGCGAGAAAATTGAAAAAGAGAAAGAGAAGCAAAAGAAAAAGCAATCTCCCGAGAAATTAAGAAAGGAATTGGACCGTCTTAATTTCCTATTTCAGAAGGGGCGGATTGATTGGGATTATTACAACGAAGAGTATGGACGCATCGAAAGTGAGTTGAATGATCTGCAGAGCGCTCTTCCGGAACCAGTGACGAATTACGGTTACCTTGAAGAACTATTGGATACAGATTTCCGGACCATGTATGATCAATTATCACAAGAAAATCGCAGAGCTCTCTGGCGTTCCATCATTCAGGAGATTCATGTGAATGAAGACCATGCCATAACCTCCGTCGATTTTCTGTGATGCGTCTTGTACTAACTATACTGTTCCATTTGGAGTTAGCTAGTTAGTACAAGACACTTTTTGGCTATCCTACATATGTCTTACCACTATATCTTGCAGCAATCCAGCCGGATGGAATCTGCATCCAGATATCATTGCTGATCATCTTACATTCCGAGTAATGCTTTCCATGTCTTTTTATCGACGATTCCATTCGCCGGAAGACCTTTTGCTTTCTGGAACGCCTTAATTCCTTTCTGCGTTTTCGGCCCGTTTTTGCCGTCTGCGGATCCGCAATTGTAGCCAAGTACATTGAGACGTTCCTGTGCAAGCTTTGTGATAGAACCTTTTGAAGCAGTTCCTAATGTCGGACAGCCAGCTAATGTATTCGGTCCGGCAATTCCATCAACTCTCTGATTTGAGAATCCCTGTGCATTGCAGGCAGCCTGTAATCTGGCAACCCATGAATTATTTGCTTTCGCAGCTGATCGTGTGTTGTAAGCATTGTTCAATTTTGCACGTGTTACTTCACCGGCCAGACCATCCTCTTTGATGTTTACATCATGCTGGAACTTCTTAACAGCCGTATAGGTTTCGTTTCCGTATTCCCCGTCTGCACCGGAAGGTAATGAATAACCTATAGCAATAAGCTTGTTTTGTACATCCTTGACTTCTGCTCCGGTATCTCCAATCTGTAACCATGTACGTTTAATTTCCTCATGTGTCGGAAATGTCACTACAGGCGCTTTTGTTGCGCCACCCCAGTCTGGAATACCATAACCGATAATCAATGGTGAATTTACGTTAATATAACGGTCACAGAGCATATCATTTCGGTTACCCTCTCGAACAGTCAGAGTATCACCATTACGTGCGATAATAGTTCCTACATGATCTGATATCAGATCCGTATTCCAGTCATAATAAATGATGTGTCCGACCTGTGGGTTGTATGCATTGGTATATCGTCCTACCCATTTGCCCCATTGTTTAAAAATGTTGATACCGCTTGGACAATAACAGGTGTTTGGTACTTTACCGGCATTCCCAGAAGCATAAGCTGCTGCTGATACTGTTGCATGGCACCAAGGGTCTGTATGTGTCATTTTATAAGAACCGTCCGGACGATGTGAATTGTAAATGTCGATGATGATATCATCCTGGTTCTTTGCTTCGCTATATCCATACCATTCCTTCAATTTCTTTTCATATTCTGTCCATCCCATAATGAGTTCTCCTTTCATCTATAAAAAAAGAGGATGATTTCTCACCCTCTTACTCTTCTTTATTAAGCTGTTTAAAAATCTGATTGACATATGTACTTAATCCGGCTACAAGAACGCCCTGTACCACTGCTGTAAATACCGCCATCGCAATATTCTGCATACCAGACAGGCTACAGGTTGCAATCACGTAGATTCCACAAATCACAATTCCAACGATTCCAAGAACCAACGGAATATATTTATTTGTCACGGCCTGTGACTGTTTCAGCCCCATTCCGACAAAGTACAGTACAACTGCTACTACTACCAGTTCCGGTTTTACATAATTCATAATCTGTTCCATAGTTATTCACCTTTCTTTTTTAAATGCAATTCTTCAATTTCATGCATCATTTTAGTTATCATTCCATTTCCACCGAGCGCATGATATGCTTCGTACATCTCGCAGAAGTTTTCATATGCATAAGACGGAATATCTCCCATCTGCATATACTTGCTATGATATTCAATCAACTGTACACGAAGCAAAAGCATAGTCCCTTTGCTATTTGCATCCCTGTCTCTTTTCTGGTTCTTTAACAGCCAGACGATATATCCCAAGATAATTGGAAGTATCAGGGTATACGTCTGCAATAATAGTTCTTTCACTACTCTTACCTCTTTCTTATTCTATGTAATAAAATAAGACCTTACGGTCTTGCTCTAATTTCCATATGATCACCTCTCATTAATTAGTATTCAGCGCTTCCTTGATTGCTTCCAAGTCATCCGTGGTCAATGCTGGATAATCCGCTGCAATGTCCTCGAATACTTCTCCGTTCTTAATTCTGATGCGGAAAGCTCTTACCATGATTTTTAACTTGATTCCACTTAATGTCTTCATATTAGTTTTCTCCTCCTATTAAATCTGCCATCATTAAAACAAGGTCGTCTGTTGCACCTTCAAGTGTATCAGTACGCTGTTCTACTTTATCCAGTCGTTCCTCTTCGGTCGGTTGTGGATCTGGCATATCTGCCTGTAATCGTTCTGCTTCGGCAATCTCTTCTGCTGTCATATCTCTGTAGACCTTTCCCATAATCGGTACTTCACGGGTGCGGGTTTCCTCATGCTCCTCAGTGATGAGTTTGCCTTCGTTATCGTACTCGGCCGGAATGGTCACTGTGTATTCTTCTGTTTTTGTGTCGACTTGTTTGTATTCTGCTATTCTCATTTTTCTACCTCATTATCCATACTTTCGCAGTCGTTCCGCTCTCAAAGTAATCTCTTGTAAAGTTCAAGAGATTATGAGTACGTTTTACAATTGATGACTTTGGAGTGCCGCTATTTCCACTTTTGTTGTTGAAAGACATTTCGTAGAATGCATAATCATCAAATTTTACCATATGAACGTATATGGAAGCATCTTTTCCGGTTCCGGGGTAAAAATCACAAAAGTTCGCATTAGTAAACGGGTATAAAATAGTAGTGGATGACGTATCTTGAACTGCTTTTGCATCAATCCGAACAAAAAGTTCTTTCCAATTTTCTATGGTAAAAGATATTTTTTGTACTTTTTCTTCTAGCGCAATATCAGCAAACAACTCCCACTCACCAATTCCCATCCTCTCCCTAGCCGCCGCCTGTTCCTCGGCTGTCCATGCGGCGCCTTTTCCATCACACATGGCACATTTAACAGCATAGTCGAGATTTGCGGGTACTACGGGGCAAAATTCATTTTTCCTTTCAGTTAAACTCATATTATTTGCTTTCGCAATTCTAACTAACCCAGTATCATTGTTTGCCCTGTAGAGGCCACCACTATTTGAATATGTATCTATAGCTATGAGACCTGGAGCTTTTGATGTCGTACATAATGGTATCTCCGCTATACCATCTTTAACTATGCTCTGTCCGTTAATCTGGATGTCTAAGCTGCTTCCACCACTCGGTTCATCTACCCATTCCAGTTCTGGTACACCGTCTTCATTCACGGCTTTTACACGTAGATATTTTCCTACCATCGGATTCTCTGGTACATCCAGCTTATCCTTTATATTCGCTACTATATTCTCACCCTGTTCAAGCTTCTTATCCAGATTTCCATCCAGCTTCTCTGCCTGTTCTACAGTTTCCGTAAGATTGCCAACCGTCTCTTTCATGTCTGCCAGTGTTGTCTCTGCTTTCTCAGCGCTTTCCTTGGCATTCTTCTCTGCCGTTTCCGCCCGTTCTGCACTGGCATTTACTGCTACTACGGTTTCATGAAAGATATTAGGCTCTGGCAATGGTTCTTCTGATGGGTTCTCTGGTTTTGTCCGGGATTTTACGTGCAATACAATCTGGTACTCTGTACTGCCAGAACTTTCATCCGTCAAATATATGTAAGCATATATACTATAATTTTGCGACTGCCCTTCGTTTTTCAACAACTCGTCCGGGATTTTGACTTCTGTCACACCGTCCGTTGTTGTTCCTATCCTTGTTATTACGCTACCACTCTTTTTGTTTAAGGAAAACTGTATCTCTACGGCTTCAGGAAAGTCCCCGCCAGTAATTCGCAATTTCTGACCGTAATCATACTGCCAAAGTCCGGTGAATATTTCTTTGTAAGTCGATTCTAATTTGCATTCAATAATATTGTTCATCTTGTCACCACCTATTCTGTTAATGTTCCTGTTCCATCATTGTAGATATATTTCTTTCGTACTTTGTCGTACAGGCACAGAGTGCCATCCGATTTCTTAACCGGGATCATGTCAGCTACCAAGGTATCCCCGGAATAGATCTGTGCATAGTAGATCTTGCCCACTACACCTGTTCCGGCTGGTGTGCTGTTCTTACTCATATTTCCAAGATAATACGGACTACTAAGCTTGAACGAATCTATCGCATCGGTAGCTACGGTTGTGTCTCCAAATTGATAACTTACGCCCGTCTGGTTAATAATCCAGTCTCCGTTCCAATAGTTTGCCGGTTTTGCCGGACTATTCGCCGTTCCACGCACTGCATAGAAGTTATTTGTGCAGCTGTAGCCGAACTTATAGTTATCGTCACGTGCCCCAGCGATATAGGTAGTTCCACTCTGTAAGTTCCATTTCGCTTTCGTGTTGGTATTTTCATCCGGCATGATTTCTGTATTGAAATAACAATTTCCATCCAGACTCAGACTTGCAAGCTCTGTATGACCTACCTCTGTGCTTGTATTAACCGTAACGTTGCACTGTGCTGTGTATCCACCATCGGCGGTAGTTACAGTTACGATCGCTGATCCGGCTGTCTTGGCTGTAACCTTGCCACCAGATACAGATACGTTGCTATTGTTGGAACTCCACGTCACATTCTTATTGGTCGCATTGCTTGGTGATACCGTAGCAGTCAGCTGTGCAGATTCTCCGGCATTCAGTGTCAGTGTCGTCTGGTCGAGTTTAACTCCTGTAACCGCTACGACCTCTGGTGCTTCGGACGCTGTAATAGAGCCAATGCCCTGATACTGTAATGCCTGGTCGATTACCGGACAGTAGAATGTACGATACCAGGTTTCGTTCGGGTGCACACCGTCACCTTTCTTGCTGTTTGGGTTGTAGGTATATTTGTCTTTATTCACCGATGTCATAGCGATTTGTGAGTATACACGCATGTCCAGGTATGGCATATTCCATTTATCACAGATTTCAATCGCCTTTTCATAGATTGAATCCAACAAGGAGTTGTTCTTCCCGAAACTATGTGGAATAATATATAATTTAACCGCCAAAGGATACCTGTCCATGATGTATTGCAATGATCTTTCCAATGCACCGCAGAATGTACTTGTGTTATATGATGCATCATAATTAGTCTCAATCGATCCGATAGGAAGTCCATTATTCTTATCGTTCACGCCACCATCCAGAATAATCGCATCCGCAGCACCCGTGTACGATGTAATCTGATTAACAATCGGTGTATGTGCCGGACTGGAGGTTACTGCCATATTCGCCCCGGATTCCGCCTTGTTGATCCACGTAGCATCTGTATATTTTTCCTTAAGCGGTTCGGTAATCCCTTTACCATCTTTCCATCCCCAGCCAGCTAATATGCTGTCGCCGCATACTACTATCGTTTTATCCTTGTATGGACTTAATGAAAATGTTGGATTATTTTTAAAATTGCTATTTAATACAGAAAGGGCATCTGTAACTGTGCCATTCCCGATGCCGGATATGTCTGTACTTCCTACTAATTTGATCAGTGTGTTGATGTCTGTGAACCATTTTTTCGCCTTACCGAATAATGTCGGTATTGATTCGCCACTGTTGATATTATTCCTTGTCGCGGCTTCAGAGAATGTCGGATTATAAAATCCTTCTGCTTTTGCAATCGCAGTCTCCAGAGCTCCATACTCGCTGGAACTCTGGATTGCTCCGGCTCTTGTAAGAGATTTCTCCACATCGAACTCAAATGTGTATGTGGTTATAGTTTTTCCTGATTTCGAAATCTGTATCTCTGCTTGTACTACTCCAATCGCGGCAAAAATCTGGCCAGAATCACTCTCCATTAATACCTCGTTTGGCGATACCACCTCGCAATCATTGTATACTTCTGTCCCATCCGGTTTCTTAGCATATACTCTTGCCTGTTCCGATCCATCCATTGTTACATCTTCCAAGATGAATCGGAATATTCTTCCTGTATCTCCCTGCACTACTCTGATTCTTCGGCAGAATGTACTATTCTGTATCCTCAACCTTATTATCTTTTCTGCTTTCATCGATATCTCCTCTGTTTTCTACTTTCGTGCCAGCTCCAATAACTGTAATTTGTGGTTCTTCTACTTTTCCTCGTGCCTCTCCACTGTTCATAATTCATCACCTCATTAGAAATTCTGCGTTCTCGTGCTCCAGCTTTTGATTGCACCATTTACAACATTGACCTTTACCCAGTCTACGCTGGTTATACCGCCATTCGCCCAGGAAAGACCGCTTATGACTTCGAACGTTCCGTTGGCTACTGAATTTGATGGTATTGATGTAATCAGTCCGCTTTCCACCCCGATTCTTACTCCTCCGGCAAGGAAATCACCATTTGGCATACCTCGGATCCATGTAGATCCGCCATGCTTACGGCTAATCCATTCTTCCGAATTTCCCTTTCCGTCAACCGTAAAAAGTCCTGTGTAACCATTTTCGCCAATAAAAACTGACTGCCCTTCTTCTGTCTCGGTATCTCTTCGTTTTACGCTTAATCGAACTTGGTCATCAGCATCCGACATGAGTTCAATTCCCTTGTGTTCTTTGTCAACTGTCAGAAATGATCGCAGGCTACCAACATAATTCCCGTCATCGTCCCATGCGTATAGATTTATTTTGTTATCAAATATATCTAACGATTTTACGCCGTTAAATGCGTATTGCTGGAAACGTCCAGACATCTGGATATCACCGGTTTCCAAGTTCCACCAGTTCCGTCCTGTTTTGTCGGACAGTATTCCTGCCACGATCGTACTTGCTATAATTCCACTCGCTGTGATTGCAGTCGTCCAATCCCATCCGCGCCCGTCTGCAGTACGTGTCTTTGAGATTTCCAGTCCCTGTGTTCCCATTGCCATCGCACCATACAATGGACTATTTTCATCCAAATCTTCAAATAGCACAGCTCTCACTGTCATTCGCTTTGCAACACTTTGTTGACACTTCAGCTGCGTCTGCATAGCATCCAGAACCCCTGAAATCTTATCAGCCATCAATGTTCCATTATTTCTGAACACCGAAGCAATTCTTTCTATCGTGCTTGTCATCTGCTTAATGAAATTCGTCTGATAATCTCCAAGTGTTACAGAATCTACTGTATCGCGAATGCAATCCCAAACCATTCCTATACATCTTGCTTCTGTTGTAATATCTAATTTGGTGTTATAGCATTTCGCAGTATCGCCTAAACTGATTTTAACTAAATCCGAAAAATCTTTATACTCTTCTGTATTTTCCAAATCAATAACCGATACCTTTATACTTACTTCCGGAAGATCTATCCCTGCGGAAAATTGTTCTTCACATCTGGTTGTAAGCGCCTGATCCATCTCTTCTTGAGACTTACAAAGAATGGTGCCATTCTCTTCATCATCTTCCTGGGCATCCTCTTCCATCTTCACATCTTCAAAGCGAATTTCCTTTGTATAAACCTTGGCATACTTATCAATATTTGCAGAATCTACATAGCCGCTATTCCCGCCAATCGTGTATCCGTTGTAAGCAACCGGTACAATTCTGGTTACAACGTTCTCCATGCTGATCTCGCACTGGATTCCGTCCATGTTTTTGCGATACCGGACCTCTGCTCCATAATCACCGCCAACACGCTCATTTACGATCACCTTATAATTGTCATATAGAATTTCTCCTCCCCACCTCTGGATAAATGTTGGTGAGTCCTCTCCGTTTAACGCATCCATCATATTGCGGCGCTCAAAATATGCCGTACTTGTTCTGGTAATATTGGATTCTGCAGAGTATTTATTTCCGGCAAGCATAATGTTCAATGCTTCTTGTCCGTTTTTATCGGTCGGCCGGCTGTCTGTCAAAAACTGATCATCTCCGGAATCCCAGAAAATCGGATACGCTACTGCAGTAATTTCCGAATCATCCTGATCAACCGTACTCACCCGGTCGATCCGGAACAGTTGTTTTTTCCCCATAAATGTCGGAACGGCAATCACGGCTTCCTCTTCAATGTATTTCCATCGACCTTCGTCATCAATGGGATGTGTCATATTAAGCACCCAGGTGCCGTTCAGTTCTGCAGACACTTTACATTCCTCCGGAAATAATGTTTCATCTCCGTTATGATCAAAGTCTGTATTCTGACTGTCATAAATTTGTATCATAGCCGTACTCCCCATTTTGGTATAACTTCTGCAGCAAATCCGGAACTTACAGATATCTCATTCAATCCTTCCTGCAGATATAGATTTTCGTAATCTCCTGTTATTGCTGTATTATTTAAAGCACCATCTTCCCGGTATGCCTGCATGAGATCCACATTGATCAGAAGATTCTGTCCGACATTTGCCGAAACTTCTTTTCCGTTCACTGTAATCTTGCAAACTCCTTCACCTGATATCTTAAGGATCGGGTGTGATTCTGACCACGGATTATATAGTCGAAGCGTTCCACTAATTGGAACCGATACATCTCCTTCCTGCAGATACATAACCGGATCACAGGTAAATGTTACTATCACATTTCCAAATATCCCGTATTTCTTTTTAATATCGTCTATGCTTACCTTTTTAACCAGAAAATAATATTCTTCCATATCCGTATACACTATCCGACCGGTGCTCATAAGGAACTTCCGGATCTCCAACATTTTTAATTCATGCTCATTCCTATCTGCAGCACGAAATTCTATTTCATTTTCAATTGTCGTATCAGAATATTCACCGGTTCTTCTGGTCAGTGTACCGACACGACCCGGGACCTCGATACTATCAATCTTCTCTGTTCCAAACTCAAATACCGGATAACTTAAGAAATGGATACCATAATCCAATGTGGCACCCATTTCATTTTCAAATCCATATCTTTTATTCACTATTTTTTCACGCCTTTCGACTTCTCATAGTCTTTTTTATCGCCATCTATTTTCTTGATGACCGCTTTTGTTGTCTTGGTGACAAGAGGTTTTCCGTCTACCTCGAAAGTGTTGTTGATCACAATCGGTGTTCCGGAATCATCTCCGTCGTCTTTCTTCCCAGTAGCCTTTTGCACATCTACTCTTTCGGATTTACCTCCAGATACTGACAATTCTACTTTTCTAACTGCTTTGTCGATACTTGCCCCCATTTCATTGGTCGGAATATTGTCCTCAAAACCTTCTCCCATTCCAAGGGCCATATATTTACCTACCTGATCACGAAATACTGTAGATGGTGAATGAATTCCAAGGAAACTCTTCGCTGCGTTTAATGCGGCTTTTGCTGCGTTCATCGCAGCTCTTGCTATTGCACCTGCAGCACCTCTTAATCCATTTGCAATACCTCTTGCGATATTTTCTCCAATAGAACCCCAATTAATTGAAAACGGATTTTTAATCGCGTTAATAATCGATCTTGCAATAGACGCGATAGAACTCAGCATGGATTTCAGTCCATTTCCAAGTCCTTGTATAATTCCCTTGCCGGCAGTAAACAAATTCAAATGTGTGATCACATTTAAAATCGCTTTTACAATTTCGCCCGCATTCGCAATAATTGTTGGTATGCTCTGTATAATTCCTTTAGCAAGAGTAAGAAGAATCTTTATGCCTGCAGCAAGAATTTTTGGTAGCAAGCTATCAATATTCTCGCAAAACGTATTGATCAGCTTCGGTACTTGCTCAATCAGTGTCGGCAATGAGTTCGCAATTCCTTCTGCAAGTGCCACCAGCATATTCAGCCCTGCCTGAACTATAGCAGGAAGGTTATCTACCAGTCCTTGCGCAAATGAAAGAATTGCAGATACCGCAAGTGGTATTAAATCTGGAAGCTTCGAACTTATTCCATCTAAAACGCTGGTAAGCATTTGCGTGCCGGCTGTTAATGCTTCTGGTCCATGATCAATAATTCCCGTCAGGAATGTGGTTAAAATCGTGTATGCCAGCACACCTAATATCGGAATTAAATTCGAAATTCCCTGTCCCAGAGTAGTAAGAATCTGCCCGCCGGCTGTTGCGATCTGAGGCATATTATCTACCAGGCTCTGAACAATCGCCTGGATAACTCGAATTGATATATCCAAGACTTTAGGAGTTGCCCCGGCTATACCGGTAAGAAGATTTGCAATGATCTGTCCGCCGGCCTCAATAAGACCTGCTGTACCATCTTCTTGGAACGCTTTTATTAATTGTCTTAATGAATCGGCACCAACTTTTACGATATCCTTAAGCGGTGTTTGAATAGATTCATATAATTCGATGCCAAGACCTTCTGCTGCACTTTGGAATGAAGTTATTGCTCCTTGCAAATTATCATTCATGGTCTCTGCCATTTCTGCAGATGCACCATCACAATTTGCAATGGAATCCGATAATTTATTGAAATCATCGTCGGATGCATTCACTATAGCGAGCAGTCCAGACATCGCTTCCTGCCCGCCAATCGAGGCGGCCATCTGTGCTTTCTGCTGCTCTGTAAGACCTGCAAATGCGCCTCTCATACCCACCATAATCTCTTTCAGAGATTTCATGGATCCATCGTTATTGGTAATTGATAACCCAAGAGTAGACATCGCAGAGGATACTTCATCTGTAGGCTTAGCCATCCTCGTGAAAATTGAGCGAAGAGCTGTACCAGCCTGTGTTGCCTTGATTCCCGAGTTGGCCATCAGACCAATAGCCGTAGCGCAATCCTCGGCAGAAAATCCAAGAGAACCGGCTACAGGAGCAACATACTTAAATGTCTCACCCATCATAGAGACATTGGTATTTGCATTAGATGAAGCTTTCGCCAATATATCAGCAAAATGCGTAGAATCTTTTGCTGACAATCCAAATGCTGTTAATGCATCTGTAACGATGTCACTTGTAGTGGCAAGATCTTCCCCAGAAGCTGCTGCCAAATTCATAATACCTTCGATACCGTCAAGCATATCTCCGGTCTTCCAGCCGGCCATTGCCATGTACTGAAAAGCTTCTGCTGACTCTGTGGCTGAGAACTTTGTCTTAGCTCCCATCTCTTTCGCTTTGTCGGTTAACTGCTGCAATTCACTTCCGGTTGCTCCGGATATTGCGGAAACCTTACTCATCCCCGCTTCAAAATCAGAACCGACCTTAATGGCCGCTGCAGATCCAGCACCAATCGCTGATGCTACTCCCGCAATTGCTCCACCAAGAACAGTAAGACCGCCCTTAGCAATTGAACCAAGTTTTCCTATTCCTGATTTAAAACCAGATTCATCAAGTTTTGTGTCAAAATTCAAGTGGCCATCTGCCGCCATACTATCACCCTTTCCCGGTAAATAGCACGGCTCACAGGCTCACTAGTGCTTTATTATCACCTCAAATTCTCTTTTACAAAATTTACATTTGATAAAGACTCCACTGCATACGGCAGTATTGTCATAGATCAGAGCCGACTTTTTACAGTACGGACACTGATACCATTTCCGTTCCAGCGGAGGTTTTTTTATATTACATAAATGCATTTCCGATGTCTTCGTCACTTACATATTCCTCCTCCGGTATCGTAATGCTTCTACGGATTTTCAATATCTCCATTCGCTCTTTCTTCTCCATCTTGCTCACATCGCAAGTGCGCCAATATATACGCTTCTTAATCTGACTCTCTTCATTCAGACCATCTAGGAGCATTCGGAACTCCCACCAATGCATGTACGGAACTGATAGAAGATTCACCTGATATTCTCTTCGAAAAGCAGATATAATATATGGTGCGTCCTGCTCATAATAAATAGCCTTTTTCTCCGTCGCATCCTTATACTCTACCTCTTCCAACTTTTCATCGAATTCTTCTACTTCTTCTAACTCACCCGAATACTGATTCGGAAATTCCAAAGCTTCCAACGACAAAAAAGAGGTTATGGAATCCATTACCTCTTCGATACCTTCTTCTGTATATAAGTCAGGTACATCTTCTAGGAACATTTCTGCAAGAAACTCCAGCTTATACTGTGGTTGGAGGTCCGACTTCAACATATCCGAAAAGCGAATCCATTCTCGAAAATCCGTTATAATAGGATATTCTTTTCCATTGATTTTCAATGTTTCCGGAAGATCTTCATAAAATACATTCATTACTTCTTAGCTCTTCTCTGCGCCCTGTTTGGTCTGTATTTACTTACGATTTTTGTTCGTTCTGCATTATTTGATTTCACCTGCGTTGAACAGATTTCAAGGAATTCACCGTAAACCCGATCAGTTGTCAAAGTATTATATTTTCCACCAAAGAGCTTCTCTGAAACGCCTTCTCCAAGAATATCGTCAAGCAGATGATTGAACATCTCACAATATCCTTTTGTAATTTCAGAGTTCTTTCCTGTTTTTTGCAGTGCTTTTTCTTCTTCCTGCATCTGCTCAAACGCTTTCTCATACTTAACCTGGAAGTCATAATCTGCCATATCAATTTCAACTTCCACCTCTACATCATCAATTCCGTGTAATACATACTGGCTCATAGGCTCACCTCTTTCTTATTTTCCTACACCGGCATGGATCCGGCCGTAAATGTAATAGTCTGCCACTCATCTGCAGTTGTAGCATATCCTTCTGTGATTTCCGATACCGCTTTAAAGTTTCCGGAATAGATAAGGGCATCTGTTCCATCACCTTCGCTGTCGGCTACTACAGAATATGTCCTCTTCCTTGCTGGGGCATTCCCCTTACTGTCAACAGCAAACTTATCTACTGTGACAATATCTACATAGGTATCTGTTCCTAACAATTCATCATCTGTGATTTCTGCAATCTTTTCATGTACCGGCGTGTCTGTATGCCGGTCAAAAGAATATTCAATAGCCGGTGCGTAACCAACAACATCTGATGATTCCACATCCATATCTACATACTGCCGGCTATATTCCTTTGGATTCTTACTTCCCTTCAATGATGTAAATTTCGTCATTCTTGCAAAAGACGCTCCATCACCTGTTGTATCCATGAACGACAGTCTTTCACTTCTTTTTACAATTTTCTGCTTCTTAACTCCCATTTCTATACCTCCTGTTCATATTCCAACTTGCACTGTATTTCGTATTGTCCAAGATCTGTGTCCAAATCAAATAGATATCCTTTCTGCATTACAGAAATGCTCGTTGGAGCCTTTCCGATTAATTCGGGATAGATTCCCTTGCTATCCTGTTCTGCAATCCAATCTTCAAACTGTTCATAGAACCCGCTATTTTCAATTGCTGTTCGGGCATCTCCGTCATAGCAATCTTTACTGGTTAATGCAAATTGAAATTGCTTAATGCTTCCTCCATCTACATACTTCTTTATTAATGGATCACATGGAAGGGCATTGATAGAATATTCCATATTTACCCCCAGATGATCTACATTTACCTTGTAATCTTTCAAGAAATCACAAGTCAAAATATAATCTCGTATACTGTCTATAATCGGTTTGTATTTTTCAGTTTGCAATAAATCTTGCAGCTCCTTTCCTGATAGAACTTAGATGCCCTCTTTTCATTGTCTCGAACCATTTTCTTTTTGACTTATGCTCATAATACTGTCGGCGGGCATATGGTGCCAAGTACTCAACGCTGCCACTACCTACAACCGTTCCCAGTGTTGCTGATTTAATCAAAAAACCGGTTCTCCGTGGAGCAAGTGGATTCATAAGCCTTAAACATTCGGAATCTACAAATGCCTGTGCTTTTGAAAATCCTTCTGACTTTTCTCTTCCGAATCCCGGATTCCATTCCAGTTTTACTGTCACCTTACCATTTTTACCGGTCACAGATGATAATGTTCCTCTCGGTGTTGTAATTGAAAAATTCCTTTTCTGTGCCATTTACTCACCTTCAATTCTCCAATGTGGTAATCCTCCGAACCGATTATCCGACCAAGACAACACCTTACAGTGCCTCAATCGTACATCTTTCAGATCAGCTGGTCTTTCAATCTCCTGATCATACTCACCGAGCACAATCTGGTCTTCGATCTGAATGGTCCAGTGTTCTTCCGGATCTTTCAACTTCGCATATTCCTCTGGTGGAAGATACTGATCCGCATTCTCTATATCTGCAGGAATACGGATCTTATATACTTCTGCACTGTTTAGTCCGGAATCGCCAACGGATGCTTTGTGATCAACATATACGTGAACATTCTCAATAACGGTTCTATGCCAGGTATCGAAACGGGTGAGTGTATCGTACCTGTGGTTATAGACAGTTATCGTTGCATTCGTTAACATCATCATCCACCGCCAAACTCATTAATCCTGTATTGATCAAATACACTTCTGCGATTTCATATAACATCACATTCAATGACTTGCCTGTATCATACGATACGGAATAACCATCATTATTCTCTGACGTTTTCCCGTCACGCTGATCATACTTATATGCACAATCGCACATCTCACAGAGCGCTGTCTTCGCTTTTGCAGACCAGGCTCCCTCTGTCATTCGATTAAACGTATATCTATTCAATCTAGCACTCATTTTGATTTCCAAGGAAATCCAGTGGTTCTCCGGAATCAGAGAACCACCAAAAGAATCCTTGTAATACTCGTATGTCACATTCATGACATCACTCCTTACTCTCCGGCTTTGTGAACATAGATTGCTACTTTCTTATTGTCCTTCGCTTCTGCAATACCAACTGTTCTGTAACCGAACTTCCATGCATCAGCTGTCTGGTTCTGCTCCGGAGTGATAATCTTCGAAACTGTATGTTTCTGATACTGAATTGCTGCGTTTTTGTCCACAATCAAGAAATCAATTGCTTTTCCTCCCGTGGTTGCAAATCCACCTGCACCAGTTTTCGTCAGTGTGATTTTATCAAAGAATCTGCTTGCCGGTACTTCAATTACTCCTGCCCAATCTTCCATCGCCTTCTTTGATGCCGTTGTGTCAAGGTCATCAATCATTCCTTTCAGCGTTGTCGAAATAAACAGGTAGCAAGTCTCTGTTTTAGCCTCCGCATTCTTAATTGCAGTCTTGCCCGCACGAATTGCCGCAATACCTGCTTTTCCATCAGCAATCGCTCCTGTAACAACATTGTTTCCTGATGCATATCCAGCATACTTCGCAAGTCTCCATGTATCCAATTCCGGCACTACCTGTGTACGTAAGAACTCGCCGGACAGACGTCCAAACGCGATACCTGCAGATTCAATATTATCCATTGCATCTACAGTGAACATACGACCTCGATCATAATCACACTTCTTTGTTTCGTAATCAAGCGTTACATCTCCTAAGGCATAGCCTGTCTGCTTATCATAATCTGCTAATCCGCTCATAGACATCTTCGGGATTAAGATTTCATTCGCATTTGCGCCCTCCTGAGCTAAATCATTCGGTCCATCCAGCACTGCTGTTAATGATGCTAACTTGTATGCCTCATCCAGAAGTGTGGAATATGTTTTTCTTAATGCAATTACATTTGGCATATCTTTCTACCTCTTTCTTTATTTCTTTTCCGGCAGTCCCATAGCAGCGCGAATAGCTGAGACATCGTCTGCTCCTGGATCCGCTCCACCGCTAATGTTGGTTCCACCTACTGCATTGTTGATTGGTTCGTTTGCTCCGAACAGATATCCGTCTGACTTCTTTACATCCTCCAAAGCCTTTTTGATATCTGCGGATTGATTCTTTGATTCTTTCAGAGCATCGATATCCAGCATGGCAATAACAGCCTTTTCGTTTCTTCCACCGGCAGTCTTGACTGCTTCTTTGATAGAATCCATGAATACACGATCTGCCTCTTTCGCTGCGTATTCATCATCTTTTGCTTTCAGATCTCCCTGAAGCTTTGTGATCTGCCCCTGCAGATCTTTTACATCGACACCTTCAAACTCCTTCAGCTTGGCATTCACATCATCCAGAGAGGCCTTATAGTTGTCCCTCTGCGAAACTGCATTATCATACTCGCTTTTAGTACGATAATTTTCTTTCCAAGCCTTATCGAAATCCGCTTTTTTATCTGCCGGGACTTCCATACCATACTCTTTCAAAATCTCATAAATATTTTTCATAGTTACATTCCTCCTGAAATATTTTATTGACCGCTCTTTCAGCGGTATGGGATATAGCCGGTTAGACCTCCGGCCGGGTAATTGTCCAGTTTATAGCCTTATGACAGGGCATAAAAATAAGACGCATAACCCTGCGTCTCAAAGGGAGATAAGTGGATCACCTCCTAAAAATGCGTACAAAAATACCACCGGCCTTTCGACTGGTGGTAGCTACATGGATAATACTTTTATATCATTCCATAATTCCTTTAACTGTCTATCATTTATTTTATGTTTATCAAGCATTGCCTTGGCATCTGTATAGAAATTAGTCTCACCTTCTGGACACCTGCATATAAACGGCTCATCATCTCTCCACGAAATATTATATCTTTCTCCATAAAGAATAAACTCGATATCTAATCCTATCTCTATAGCTTCTGACAGCTCAGACAAGTTCTCAAATTTTGCATAATCTTTATACTCAATCATTTCAATCACCTCTTCTCGAGAATATCTTTATTAGCAATTTCATGCCCTAATTTAAGTGGATTATCGTGCTTTGCTTCACGTTTCAAGTTACCTTTTTCATCAAGATACCAGTTATGATAATGTGGTACAATCGGATGTTCTTTTGAATTTCCGTGATTCGTCATATCTATGTCCAATCTTGGTCTTCCATCATTTCCGTAATATCTACGTCTCTGCAAGGCACCATCTTTGAAATTATCAAACACGCTATTCGGAGTACCTTTATACGGGATAGAATGTACTTCTCCTATTTGTTTCTTCTTCAGTGCTTGACTCTGCCATTTTACATCTGTATATGTTTCACTGATAATTTTCCACTTCTCACTATCATTATATTTCACCTGACCGAAATTAACAAGCGAACCCATAGAATCTCCCAGAACTTCTTTATAACGCTTATACTGAGCTACATCCTTGGAAGCATTTTCGATCATTTCCGGCGGGAACAATGCATTCTGTCGTTTGCTATTTGTTGCCACCCGACCTTTCATATCCAGGTAAATACGCTCACGTTCTTCCGTAAGCTTCATTTTCCGGCAAAATCTGGAATATTCATTTAACTGTCCTTGACACTTTGCTTTATGCAACAGAATTTCATCCGGATCAGCCTTGCCTTTCTGGAGCAGTCGAACCTTTTCTCTTTGCGCCCGCATCGCCAATTCCATCTGACGTTGCTTTTGTTTGGCTTCATACAAGGTATATTCCTTATCTCCAAACTTCTTCGGTTCACTCTCTTCCAGATTCTTGGCATCCAGCCACTCATCCGACCAGTTACGTTCGGACAATCCCGGAAAGAACGGATAATAAGTATGATAGCAGTTCGCGCCAAGAAGTCCCGTGACCGTTCCCAAACCGCATACTGAATATAGCTGTTGTTTTGACCAGACACGCCCCTGCCATACTGCATGAGTCGGACGTGCTCCGGCATGCCACTCCACCTCAAAATACTCTGTACCAAGCTTCTGTGCGTTGTACTCAGATATCTTTCCGGTAATCTGACTGACTGCAGTCATTACCGCTCTCCTTGCAGCCACATCCACCCGATCGACTCTCCCTGAAGCATAATCAATCTTCCGAAGTCCGCTGTTCGTAAGCTGTATAACTACTCGTCTCAGGACACTGTTATAATCAAACGCGCCGGTTACGATATCATAACATGCTGCATCCAGATATCCGGAATATACCTGAGCAAGTGGTGTCAGTACCTTCCTATCATTTCCATAA